CTCATTATATATCCTTAGTTAGTAGAAAGAGAATCGAAAATAGAAACCACACTAATCATGATTACCAAAAAAATCACTAGTTCCATTCTACCCCCTATAGTCTGCGTCGGGATACATCTCATCGAACACTTCATTCTCCAAACCCATCGCAAAAGCCGCGTCAAGGGGATGGCAATCCGGCTCGTCGCACGGTTCAACCATCGGATCGGAAATGATTCCCAACGCGGCGAGATCGTTCAGCAGATCGTTGGCGAAATCGTAGCTCATGGTTTTCTCCTCTTTGGTTGATTTGATTCTACACTGTTTATCGGCAAGTGTCAAGTGGCATCTTGAAGATTTTTTTGCATCCGCAGGATACCTTGCAACCTTGCAATCTCCAAACGAATTTCCGCCATACGATGGAAGTTGCGAAACTCTTTGCAATCGTCCAATTCGAAGCGAAGGTCGATAATCCGGCGATTCACGTTAGTCTGAAAAGTGTTCATCTTTCTTTCTCCTCGTGATTTCATTCTACAATGTATATCGGCAAATGTCAAGCACTATCTGGAATTTCTTTCCTTACAATGTCGTAAGGTTAGCGTCTGCGTCGTAAAGTGTTGCCAGATAAGGACTTACGAAAAACGCGGCCCGCCGCACTCGCCCTAAGTCCTTTGCCAGTAAGACTTTAGAGCGAATGTTAGGCTCTCAGGATTCGCAATGCGAATTATCAAATAGAATATAGAAAATAAACAGTAATACTAATATATGCACCAATCAGTTTACCAAGTAAGTAACAATGCAACCGCACACGAACGCCACACACAAGAGAATCAAGTCACTCGTTTTCATAATCTTTTTCCAGTATGAGGATACGTGCAACACTATGATATAGTAACACGCCGAGAATATAGCCAGTAACAATACTAACAAGATCAAAATCATACATCCCTGTATCTCCTGTGTCTCTTGATTCTATACTATGTATCGTCCGTTGTCAACCCTAAACTTGAGAGATTCAATCCTCAAAAGGTGACATCTCAAAACGGGAAACAACGCTATATTGCTTTGCCAATTCTTCCACCCTCTCTTTGCTTCCCGGCTTTCCCACCTTAACAATCATCTTATCCTCACCGCCAACCATTCGCGGGTCAACCTTCTCGCCCTTATTCTTTCCCAGATTCTTGAGAGCGGTACGATTGAACTTGAGAACCTTTTCTACCTGTACCATTTCCCCGTCAATATTCTTGACTTCCGTTGGAATCGCAATTCCGAGAAAACACATTCTGGCTTGACGCTTGGCATTTTCGATAATCTGGAACTTCATGGCTTTCTCCTTTGTGGTATATCGACATTATACCAAACATTCTTTAGATTGCAAGAGAAATCTAGAGATTTTATTGTCAAGAGATTTTGACAAAACTTTTTACGATTTTTCTGCAATTTGGCATGGCGTTTGCTAATTGCATATACTATGCCATACGCTTTTTAGAGTGATCGTAAGTCGTTATGCCATAAGCACTTACGTCAAACCCGGCCCGCCCGCCTCGCCCTAAGTTCTTTAGTGGCAAGGCTTTACGTCAGGTTAAGATACCACCAGTGGACAACAGTTCACCATTCCCACCTATCACCATTCCACTAAAAAAAGGAAAAGTTTTTTCCCCCTTATTCACGAACCACTCGAAGTTCTTCTGGAATACCCGGTACGGGCTATACTTGTTGATTCGGTCTTTCGTGGTGCTGGTCAACCATCCCCCATTGCTGAGGGTATATGTTCCATCCTCATGGATTCGCACCACACAAGTACGATGCAGCGTAATGCCAACGCTACCATCTGGAAGAATCTCCGCATAGGTGTTGTTGCCAACCTTGCGACGATCTTTGTTGGTCTTTCCCCGAACCATACGAACCGCTTCGGCGTGTGTCATAAGTTTCCCTTTCGTGTTGATTCTATTCTATATATCGGTTGCGATTGGTCAATATCTTAGAGAATCGTACCATCTCCACGAATCCGATACATGATACCGCCAATGCTATACAGCACAATCCCTTCGCCAAGATGCTGAACAAACGTGGCCGAATAACCGTGACGAGCAACAAGGCGACGAACGGTATTCTGCACTTGAATGGTCATTTGTTTTCTCCTGTGCCTGTATTATATAGATCGGAAATATCCCTGTCAATACCTTAGAAAGAATATTCCGAATCGTATACCGATTCCAGCATGACCGATTCCGAATCCAGCCATTCCCTATATACCTTAGATCCACCACCCATCACGTATCCCTCGTACTCTACCTCTACCTTATCACCCTTCACGCACACCACAACACCAACCTCTTCCGCCATATCAAACACAAAATTCCACACCACCTTGTCGCCAACCTTGTAACCGTTATTCATTTTATTCCCTTTCGTTTTCTCCTGTGCTTTCATTATACAGTATATATCGGACTCGTCAAGCGAAATCTCTAGATTTTTCCAAAATATTTTTCTTTTGTTCTAAGTTGTTGATATCATTGGACTTACGTCAAATCCGGCGGGCTATATATGCTCTAAGTCCTTATATATCAATAGGTTACGGCGGGGGTTTTATCTTATATAGGTTAAATCGTACAATTCTCAGAAAAACGCGGGGTGGTTCTTTCACGATATCCCTATATATTTATTTATGTATTACCCCATCTCTCCCGATTGATCCATATTGCAGTAATTTTGCCTATCAGTGTATAATAAGCTAAAGGAGACTATTATGAAAAATGCCCCCATTATAATTGAATCACATTTGATTACTAAATCTACCGCCGCTCTTAGGGAAGAGATTATATCTGAGCTTACTATGCCAGATAAATCTTTAAGTTCACTGTTAGAGGACACAGAATCTAAGGATAATAATGAAACTAAAAACAGCCCCGAGTTTTGCGATTGAAAGTGCTATTCAACAAGATAACTATGATCTTAAGTTATTAGGCACCGAAAACGTAAGTCGCATTGATAAAAATTTTAAACCCAACAATAATACATTTTATGCCACTTATGGCTTAGATTGTAAATTCTTTTATTTTGCACAACTATATTCTAATAAAATTCCAACAACATACGAAGTTGGTCTGGGATATTTGTATTCTAATGATAATTCTTATTTCTTAAAGCGACAAACCCCCCTATACTTTTCTTCTAATTCTAATACTCCGTCGCCCGTTATAGGATCTCCTAGACCACTAATTTGTTCTAGCGAAAATGATATTCTAATAGTTTCAACATACATACCACGCTCTTATCTAGAATTACTAACAGATGGTAATTGTTTAGTATCAACAGTGGCCCCGTATGTTCCATCTTTAACTTATGTTGAAAAAGATTGTTTTGTTGGACGATTAGATGATAACATAGAATCTTTACCAATCAAGAGTTTATCAAAATACTCATCTTTTAATTCTGCCGTTGTAGATTCAATATCCAAAACTACCAAAAGTCTTATCTTAAAAAGTAAATATATTACACTTTCTCCATCAGAGAAAAGACCGCCAGCAGTAGATGGTACGTTATACTTTGATAAAAATTATGACACACTATGTTATTATGCAGGAGGATGTTGGAGAGAAATAGTATGGAAGCGGTGTTTAGATGAAAATACCCCGTAATATGAAAAAAGAAGAAGTCATAAATCAAATTATGACTATTGTTAATAGAATCGCCCCAAAGTATTCTTTTAATGGCTACTCTGTTGAGGATATAAAACAAGAGGCTTTTATTATATGCATGGATGCTCTTGAAAGATACGATCCTAATCGGCCCCTTGAAAACTTTTTATCTGTTCATTTAAGTAACCGGCTCAAGAATTTTATTAGAGATAATTATTTTACTAAAAACGATGATGAATCTAAAAAGAAATTACTAAACGCCCAAAGTATTATTAGTCACGATATTTCTATAGATTGTAACAATTTTTTTGATAAAATAGACATTAGCGATATAAAACAATTAATAGATAAAGAACTGCCTATGAGTTATCGTGCAGATTATCTTAAAATAATAAGCAACGTATACGTCCCAAAGAAAAGAAGAGAAGAGGTCATATCACTATTAAAACAAATAGTGGAGAACAAAAATGCGTAAGGGGCGAATTAGTAAAGAAGAAGAAAGATTCATAGCCAAGTCATACAAAGACTTGAGCGTAGAAGATATTGCTTCTCACTTAGATAGGGATATAGAAAGTGTTAGTTCTTTTATTAAGCGCAAGTATCGGGCCAATGTAACAGCAGAGGAAGCGGCTGCATTTTCTCTAGAAGACCGTCCGTACTGGTTTGAGTTACAGTCCCAGTTTACAGATGATGAGTTAGATTTATTTAAATATCACTGGAGTCGAATAATCGCACAGTTTAATGATGATGTTTTTCCTACAGAAGAACTTCAAGTAATAGATGTTATTAAACTAGAAATACTAATGAATAGGTGCCTAAAAAGCAATAAAGACAATATTCAAACATTAGACTCTTATGACAAATTATTATTAGATGAGCGCAGTAAAGATAAAGATCAACAAGATATTGATTACATAATCAATCTAGAAAGACAAATAGCAACATTACGCGCTGCTCAAGAAAGTTTAAACCGCGATTATCGTGAGCTTCAAAGCAAAAAGGCTGCTATGCTAAGAGAGATGAAAGGTACTAGAGAACAGCGTATCAAGCGTCTTGAAGATAGCAAGCAGAGTTTCACAAGCTGGGTCGCACAACTAATGCAAGATCCAGAAACATTAAAGCGTTATGGGCTTGAAATGGAAAAGATGAAGCTTGCCATGATCAATGAAAAAAATAAATTGAGTCAATTACACAAATACGAAGATGGCACTATAGATCAACCATTCCTTACCCCAGATACTATTATAGAATAAAATGTCTAATATCATTCTATCTACAGCAGCAACAGATAATTATATGGTCAAAATGATACCATATCTAAATTCTATAGAACAATATTCCAATTTTGATAAAAATATATTTATATCATTAGGACACGACTACAATGGTCCACACTTTTCTAAAATAGAAACGTTATCAATGTCTCTTGATGATGTATTAACAAAAAATCAAAATAATGGACTCCAGCATGGAGATTTTTTATACTGTAAGATATTTGATACTATAAATCAAAATGATTATATATGCTTCACAGACGGTGATATTATTATGCAAAGACCAATGCTTGATGCAGAAAAAGATATGATATTATCACTAAAAGATAATGAAGTTTTAGTTCAATATAATGCTAATAAAAATGATTCATTATATTCTGAATCACACAGAATAAAACCCCAAATAAATATAGATACTTTCTTTGATAAATATTTATGTTTTAATACCGGCGTTATAATATGTAATAAAAAGACATATCAATACTTAGAACATATGTATAGAGTTATACATCCAATAGTGCGTAATATATTTCATCATTATGCTGCGCAGCAATGGACTTTATCATATATTATTAATTCTTTTATGAAACCAATTATTTTAGATTATTCTTTTCATATGCATCATCATTATGGACACGTTGAAGGAGAAAGTTATAAAGATAATAAAATATATTATAATGATACATTAGTTCTTTTTGCTCACCATATTACTGGAATATCGGGCTAATAATAAGAAACAAATTTATGAATCTCTCAGTATTAGTCGGAAGCTGTGATAAGTATGAATTCATATGGGAACAATTTTTTGTTCTATTCGATAGATATTGGGATCATTCGATGGATATTAAAAAATACTTTCTCGTTGGAGAAAAAGATATACCATCAAATTCTTTTATCAATCTGAAGTCTAAAACTAATGATTGGTGCGATAGTGTCTTGTATGCTTTGGATAATATAGATACAGACTACGTACTGTGGTTACAGGATGATTATTTTTTACAAAAACAAATTAATTATATCAAATTCAAAAAATACTTAAGTTTTATTAATGATAATCATATTTTAAGATTTGGAATATATCAACATAATCCAGCTTATAATTATAGTATTAATATAAACAATATTTTTAGATTATCTCAAAATAGTTGTTATACTATATCTATGCAAGCATCTATATGGAATAAAGATTTTTTAAAAGGATCAATAATATATTTTAAAAAGCATTGTTTAAATTTTAAATTAGATCCAAATCAATGGAATTTTGAAACACATGGTAGCTCTATGCTGAATCGATTAATTGAAAATCATAGGATCTGTATTGATATTCAATCAAAACCTTGGTATTTGGAAGCTTTGAAGCAAGGGAAATATACATTTGACTATTATAATATATGCAGAAGAGAAAAACTTATTGGAGAAAAAATATGAAAGCATTGATCTTTGGAATTACTGGACAGGATGGAAGCCATCTCGCGGATTTACTACTATCCAAAAACTATGAAGTAGTTGGAGTCACAAGACGTTCTAGCACAGACAATACAAAAAGAATAAAACATATATTAACAGATTCTAGGCTAAAGCTAGTCGAAGGGGATATTACGGATATTAGTAGTATACATAATATTTTGAGTACCGAAAAAGTAGATGAAATCTATAATTTGGCCGCTCAATCTCACGTTGGTACATCCTTCAAACAGCCAGCACTAACATGGGATATCACAGGAAAAGGATGTCTAAATATATTGCAAGCAATAGTAGATTTGGGAATGTTTAATATTAGATTTTATCAAGCATCTTCAAGCGAGATGTTTGGTAGTTCATATGATGAAGATATTAAAAATGGAGTAAAGTATCAAAATGAAAGCACTAAATTTATGCCAAACTCACCATATGCAATTGCCAAATGCGCTGCTCATTACGCTGTTCGTATGTATCGTGACGCTTATAATCTTCATGCTAGTTCCGGTATTTTATTTAATCATGAAGGCCCACGACGCGGAGATAATTTTGTCACAAAGAAAATAATCAACTGGATCAAAGAGTTTAAAGCATGGCTAAAAAAATATAATATAACATTTGATCAGCTTAACCCATCTGAAGATTATATATACGGACCAGTTCTTGGCATAAATTTTCCAAAACTTCGACTTGGAAATCTAGAGGCTTTTAGAGATTGGGGATACGCTGGAGATTATGTAGAAGCCATGTGGATGATGCTTCAGCAAGAATATCCCGACGATTATGTTATATGTACTGGAGAAACACATACTGTAGCAGAGTTTTTAGATATTGCTTTTAATTCTATAGATATTCCAGAGTGGAGAAATCTTATAGTTGTTGATCCACAGTTTTATAGACCTTCTGAAGTAGATTATTTACGTGGTGATTGTTCTAAGGCTAAGAAAAAACTATCATGGTCCCCAAGGCATGATCTTACCAGCTTAATCAAGATGATGTTAGAAGATGAGAAACTTTAAAGTTAATATAGATATTACAGATCTATTTTTAGATTTGAAACAGTTTCATCTGAAAGAATATCCAATGCCATATTTAACACTATTTATAGAAGCCGACGATCCAGACGATGCATGTTATACATTAATACAAAGGCTTATTAAAGATATATTAAGAAGAGATACATCTATATCAACTAGAATATTTTGTAGAAGCATTAAAAAACTCATTAGATTTGATAAAATATTATCCTTATGAAGAGAAATTATAACGATCCAGCGTATGAACAGTGGAGAAAAGATATACTCAAAAGAGATAAATACAGATGCAAAATGCCAAACTGTAAAAATAGAACTAGCCTACAGGTCCACCATATAAAAAAATGGTCAACATCATCATGTTTAAGATATGAAATGTCAAACGGTATAACTTTATGCAAACACTGTCATAAATCTATAGCTGGAAAAGAACATCACTATGAATCCTTATTTAATAGTATTTTATTAAAATGAAATATCAAATACCACCAAAATTTAAAGTCATAAAAGATACCAGAGAGCAAGATGGGTATTTTTTCTCATCATTTGCCGGATGTGATGGTATGGTTGAGCAAAAATTAGACACTGGAGATTATACCATACTTGGTTTAGAAGACAAAATATGCATAGAAAGAAAAGGATGCGTAGAAGAATTAGCAGTTAATCTTGGTCAAAAAAAATATGCATTTTTAAATGAAATAGAAAGAATGAAAGATTTTCCACATAAATTCTTAATCTTAGAATTTTCAGCAGAAGACTTAATTAATTTTCCAGATCAAACAAGAATACCAATTAAAAATAAGGCGTCATTAAAAATTACTGGAAAGTATATGTTAAAATGCTTAGTCGAGTTTTCTTTGTATGACAATCTTCATGTAATTTTTTGTGGTAATAAGCATGATGCTTTTTTAGTTGTTAGTAGTATTTTAAAAAGAATTAATGAAAAATATACTATAGGGAGGAAAAAGTGATGGCAGAGCCAGAAATACTTAAAGACTTCCATGAATATGGCGCTAATCTAGCTATCAGAGAAATATTTCTACATAATCATTATCATACAGAGGATAATGAAAATCCCGGTGTAGAATATAGAATGTCTAATACTTTCATCAAAAATTTAAGAGCTTTAGATAGTAAGAATAATTCACCTATTACTATACATATGCAAAGTATAGGTGGCGAGTGGGATGATGGTATGGCTATGTTTGATGCAATAACAATGTGTAGATCTTATGTGACTATTATAGCATATGGTCAAGCGTCATCAATGAGTAGCATAATTTTTCAGGCTGCTGATTGGAGATTAATGACGGCAAACTCGCATTTTATGTGTCACTATGGATCTTCTGGATTTGATGGTAGTTATTTAGATAATCAAAATTTTACAGCTTATGATAAAAAATGTGCTGAAAAAATGTTTGAAATTTATTCTGCTAAATGCGTTAATGGTGAATACTTTAAAGATAAGTTTGGTAAAAAGCCAACAGAAAAACAAGTAAAGAATTTTCTAGTTAGAAAATTAAAAGATGGCAACTGGTATTTAAATTCAGAAGAGGCAGTATATTACGGATTTTGTGACGCAATAATAAAGGATTGGGGCCAATTAAATAAAATATATGAATAATAAATTAAAGACCATAGACGAGGCTTGGCTTGGTTTAGATAATGTAGATAATATATTATTTAATCCATTATCCATAGCTAAACCAACTGAAGATGATTTTCATCTTAGGCTAGCCTATGTAATGACTAGGCCAGAGTATCTATCCTTTTTATCTAAACATATTTTAGGTATTCAATTACTACCGTCTCAAGCATTGGTTTTAAATGAATTATGGGAAAGAAAATTCCCAATGTTAATTGCTAGTCGCGGATTTGGTAAATCATTCATGCTATCTTTGTACTCTGTTTTAAGAGCTTTAATATATCCTAAAAGAAAGATAGTAGTTGTTGGCGCAGCGTTCAGGCAGAGTAAGGTTCTTTTTGAGTATATGGAGACTATATGGCGAAACTCTCCAATGTTAAGAGATATGTGCGATTCTGATAGTGGCCCAAGAAGAGATACTGATAGATGCGTATTAAGACTAAATGATAGTACCATTACTTGCCTTCCTTTAGGTGATGGTCAGAAAATTAGAGGGCAAAGAGCAAATGATATAATAGCAGACGAATTTGCTTCTATACCTAGAGAAATTTTTGAAAACGTTGTTGCTGGATTCGCAGCGGTAAGCGCCGATCCTGTAGAAAATGTAAAAAGATTAGCAGCACAACAAAAAGCTATTGAATTAGGCGTTGAGCTAGCAAGTGAAAATAATATTGAAGAAAAAAAAGATAATCAAATTATTCTTTCTGGTACTGCATATTATGATTTTAATCATTTTGCAACATATTGGAAAAAATGGAAATCTATTATTACTAGCCGTGGAAACAAGACTAAACTGAGAGAAATTTTTAATGGAGAAGATCCGCCAGAGAATTTTGATTGGACACAGTATTCTATTATAAGAATGCCTTATGAATTATTACCAAAAGGCTTTATGGATGCTGATCAAGTTGCTAGATCAAAAGCTACAGTTCATACTGGTATATACCAAATGGAATATGGAGCGTGTTTTACAAGAGATAGTCAAGGATTTTTTAAACGCTCATTAATAGAATCATGCGTTATCACACAAAATAATATCATAAATGACTCTAAAGGAAATCCTATACATTTTGAAGCAGCATTAATAGGTGATCAAAATAAAAAATATATATTTGGAGTAGATCCAGCGTCAGAAGTTGATAATTTTAGTATTGTTGTGATAGAAGTTAATTCAGACCATAGAAGAATAGTATATTGCTGGACAACCACGCGATCAGAACACAAAGAATTGATCAAGAAGGGATATTCTACTGAAACAGATTTCTATTCTTACTGTTCTCGTAAAATCAGAGATTTAATGAGATTGTTTCCATGTATACATATTTCTATAGACGCACAGGGTGGCGGTATTGCTATAATTGAATCTCTTCATGATAAAGATAAAATGAAAGATGGAGAATTACCTATATGGCCTATTATAGACGATCAAAAACCAAAGGATACTGACGGAGAGCGTGGATTACATATTATAGAGCCTTGCCAATTCGCAAAACATGAATGGCTAGCTGAAGCAAATCATGGAATGAGAAAAGATTTTGAAGATAAAATATTGTTATTTCCATTCTTTGACTCTATAACCCTTGGTATTTCAACGTCTGAAGATATGATTAAACAAAGAATGTTTGATACCATGGAAGATTGCGTGATGGATATAGAAGAATTAAAGAATGAGTTAAGCATGATACAGATGACACAAACTAATAATGGAAGAGATAGATGGGACACGCCAGAAGTAATAGTTGGAACTGGTAAGAAGAGCAAAATTAGAAAAGATAGATATTCTGCTTTATTAATGGCTAATATGGCGGCTAGAGTATTACAAAGAACACCAACTCAAAATGAATACAATTTTTATGGCGGTTTTGCTAATGGTAGAGGCTTTGATACAAAAGAAGAAAATGAAAATTTATATTCTGGACCTAGCTGGTTTTCTGAACACATGAAAAATGTGTATTAATATTCGTTCCCATTGATAATTACATTAAAGAGAAATTAATATGAATGATGAAAATCTAATAACTTGGCAAGAAAATGATCCTCATAGCAAATCAAGCGCTATGGAAAGATTTAGTGATAATATAGATCATTACTCTGGATCTTCAAAGTCATACGGTAGTACTTATCGTACTTTTATTGATATTGAGCCAAATCGCTCAGTAAGACCGGGAATGACGCCAAATGATTATTATGCATTTAGACCAAACGAGGCCGTTCCAAACCAACAAAGACAAATAATCAAGATGTGCATGGATGCATATGATAAAGTTGGTATTATAAGAAATATTATTGATTTAATGGGAGATTTTGGTAGCCAAGGAATAGAAATAGTACACCAAAATAAAACAGTTGAAAAATTCTATCAACAATGGTTTAAAAATGTAAACGGAAAAGAAAGATCAGAAAGATTTTTAAATAATCTTTATAAGTGTGGAAATGTAATTATTTATAGAAGTTATGCTAAAATTACGCCACAACTAGACCAGTACATGAGATCTTTAGCGCAGGATATACGTGTTGAAATACCAAACGCCAAACCTAACGAAATTCCTTGGAGATATAATTTCTTTAATCCTCTTACTGTAAAATCTAAAGATGGTAATTTATCTCTATTTATGGGATTACAAAATTATACCATTACAACTAACTCCTTTTTTGATAAGTTTGCTGCTGGAGATATACCTAATAATGTCTTAGATAGTTTACCAGTAAACATTAAGCAAAGTTTGATCAGAGGAGAAAAAGACATACCATTAGATCCAGAAAGGATCAGTATGTTTTATTACAAAAAAGATGATTGGAAATTATGGGCCAATCCAATGATTTATGCTATTTTAGACGATATTATTATGCTAGAAAAAATGAGATTAGCAGACCTATCAGCACTAGATGGAGCTATATCAAATATAAGACTTTGGACGCTTGGTAGTCTAGAACATAAGATTCTTCCAAATAAAGCCGCTATTAATAAATTAAGAGATATTTTATCCAGCAATGTTGGCGGCGGTACTATGGAATTAGTATGGGGTCCAGAGTTAACTTTTAAAGAATCTAGTAGTGAAGTTTACAAATTTTTAGGATCAGAAAAATATACTTCTGTTCTTAATAGTATATATGCTGGTCTTGGTGTTCCACCAACTCTTACTGGTATGGCTAGTAATGGTGGGGGCTTTACTAATAATTTCATTTCTCTAAAAACTTTAGTTGAAAGATTACAATATGGAAGAGATCAACTAGTTCGTTTCTGGGAAAAAGAAATAGAATTAGTTAGACAGGCTATGGGATTTAGATATAAGGCGCATATACAGTTTGATCAAATGACATTATCAGATGAAGCTGCTGAGAAAAACTTACTAATACAACTTGCAGATAGAGATATAATTAGTCAAGAAACTCTTTTACAAAGATTTAAAGAAATCCCACAGATTGAGAAAATTAGACTTAAAAGAGAGGTTTCTGATAGACAAGATGAGGCTAATCCAAAGAAGGCTGGACCATACCATAGACCACAAGTTAAAGAAGATTTGCAGAAAATCGCCTTACAAACCGGTAAGATACTTCCACAAGATGTTGGCATTAAAACTAGCGTACCAAAAGATATGTTAGTTACCCCAAAATCACCATCTACGCCACAGCAGCCATTAAATACAAAATCTCCAGAACCATCAAATCCAAATGGTAGACCACCAAACTCCAAAGATAATAATCCAAGAAAACAACGCACAGAAAACCCAAGATCAAAGCCGGGATTAGCTGAATTGGTAGTATGGGCCGAGTCTACTTGGGAAAATATATCAGATATTCTTACAAAAGCTTATCTAGATACTAATAAAAAGAAAAATTTGAGACAATTAACAAAGGCACAATTTGATGATTTAGAACAATTAAAATTAGATATATTTACTAATTCTAATATTATGGAAAATGTTACTGCTCAAAGTATATATAATATTTTATCTTCCAAATTAAAAACTCCAAAAGAATTTCAGAATATTCTAAAAGAAAAGAAAATTTCTACTTCTGAAATGTCTATTGATACTTATAGAAAGAATGTTATTGGATATTTTATTGAATATAAAATTGGATAATACGTAGATATTTTAGCTTTTTGTGTATTAGAATGTTGAAAGGTATAAATAAATGAAAATATACAAATATGAAATTTTAGACGGACTATCTGCACAGGTGCAGGCTAAGTCTTCTATTGCCTATTGCTCTCAAGCTGTATTATATCCAAAAGATATTAATCACAAAAATCAAATCATCAAAAAAATTGAAGCTAGTGCCAATCCTAAACAAATAGATTTATATTATATTAAATCTGTTCTTGTTTCTACAGGATGGAATAAAAACGATGATGTTTTTTCTTCAGAAGCTACATGGGCTGCTAGATCAACGCCAGAAGATAAGCAATTTAATTTCATGCACAATGAGAATGATATTATTGGTCATATTACTGGAAGTTATGTTATAGATAGAGATGGTAATGTATTAACAGCAGAACAAAATCAAGTGCCATCTGAATTCGATATAATAACTGAAGCTGTGTTATACAATAGCTGGACAAATCCAGAAAATAGACAAAGAATGAATAATATTATTGCCGAAATAGAAGAAGGCAAATGGTTTGTTTCAATGGAGTGTTTATTTGCTGGTTTTGATTATGCTCTAATTAGTCCAGACGGATCTAATAAAGTTATTGCTAGAAATGATGATTCATCATTTTTAACAAAACATTTAAGAGCATACGGTGGAACCGGTGAATATGAAGGTTACAAGATTGGAAGATCGTTAAGAGAAATTTCCTTTTCTGGTAAAGGTTTAGTTTCTAAGCCAGCAAATCCGCGTAGTATTATTCTTGATTCTAGCAGAGCCTTCTCTATCAACGATTCAAGTTCATTTATTTTTAATCAAGGAGATAAAGTTATGTCAGAAAACAATACTCTAGAACAACAGGTTGAAGAAACTCCTGTTGTGGCTGAAGAGAAAGTCGAAACAGTATCAACTGATACTACATTAGCTGATATTGCGAATCTACAGCAAAGTTTATCAACTGTAGAATTAGCCAACAAAGAATTAACAGAAGCAGTAGCCGAAAAAGAGAAGGCTATAGAAGGCTTAAAAGACGCCATCGCTGCAAAAGAAGCAGAGATTAATGACCTCAAAGCTGCTATGAACGAAATGAAGAAGAAAGAAAAAATGTCAATGCGCAAAGCTAGTTTAATTGAAGCTGGCTTTGAAGAGTCAGAAGCAGAAGCATCTCTTTCTCTTTATGATAGTTTAGAAGATTCTGCATTTGATGCTATAGTTGCCGTATACAAAAAGAAAATGGCAAAAATGGCACCAAAGGTAGAATTTAAGGAAGATATCACAAAAGATGAAAAGAATGAAAGCACAAATCCAAAAGCAGAAATTGTTACTTCTGAAGCAATCGCTGAAGAAATAACAGAACAGCTTTTTGATGGCGTTAAATCAACAGAGGCTACTCTAGTAGACGCTTCTGGCGACGAAGATGAGCTTAATGCCACCAGAGCCAGTGTGGCCCAGTGGTTAACCGAAAATGTATTTCATAAGTGATTAAATAGGAGATTATACTATGGCCCTAAAATCAGATAGATATGAACTTCAAACAGATATCAGTTTCTTCTACAACGAAGGCACTGCAACTCGCGGTGGTGTAGTTGTTCATGATACGGCTGGTTCTGGCGCTGCTATGGATCAAGGTGTCAACCTTGTTAAGTATGCAGCCGTTACTGCTGCTAGTCGCCCAGTAGGTATCCTACTAAACGACGTTGTGAATAAAGACCTAACCCGTACCCATCTAAATCAGCACAAGGATGAAGTACAAAAGGGTGGCAAAGTTACAGTTCTCCGAAAGGGATACGTTGTAACAAATAGTATCACATCAGCATCTGTAAGTGCTGGCGATCCTGCTTATGCTTGCCACGTAAATGCTGGCAATCTTCGCACCGATAGCCCCGGCAGTTCTGGTGTTTTACAGGTCGGCAGATTCCTTAGCAGTAAGGATGCCGATGGTTATGCCAAAGTCGAAGTCAACCTTCCCTGACAATAAATCTTAAAGGAGAATTAAACATGCCTATTAACAACAGACCTAGTGATGAATTCATCGCTCTCCTACGCAAGTCAGGTGATGCCGATGTTAATGTAGCAATGGCTGCTCAACGTGAGTTTGCCAAAGCTTTAGAACTACCTCTTCGTAAGGGTGTTCTAGTTGGTAACATTCTTGGTAATATTTTTGAAACCATCAATGTAGAAGCTGGTTCAACAACAGAGTTCCCATTAGACCTAGTTTCTCCCGGCCTAGAGGGTGAGCATATTGCTTACACCAATCCCGGCCACGGTAGAATTCCAGAGCGCAGTGTCGAAGGTGACTATGTTATGATCCCAACATATAGCATTGCTTCTTCAGTAGACTATCTACTTCGCTATGCCCGCGAAGCCAGATGGGATATTGTTGGTCGTGCTATGCAAGTGATGGAAGCTGGTTTTACCAAGAAGATGAACGACGATGGCTGGCACACGATTCTCGCCGCTGGCGTTGACCGTAACATCCTAGTTTATGACGGTGACGCAACAGCCGGTCTATTTAGCAAGAGACTCGTTTCTTTAATGCAGACAGTTATGCGTCGTAACTCTGGCGGTAACTCCGCATCAGTTGGCCGTGGCCGTCTAACTGATCTTTATGTTTCACCAGAAGCTCTAGAAGATATCCGTAATTGGGGTCTAGATCAAGTTGACGAGGTAACTCGTCGTGAGATCTATGCCGCTCCAGATGGTGGCGCTCCAATTACAAGAATCTTTGGTGTCAATTTACACGGCATCGATGAGCTTGGTGAGAATCAAGAGTACCAGAACTTCTTCGCTAATGAACTTAGCGGTCAAGTTCAGGCTAGTGACGTTGAGCTTGTGGTTGGCCTTGATCAGTCAACAAACGATAGCTTTGTTATGCCAGTTAAACAGCAGCTACAGGTCTTTGAAGATCCAACTCTTCATCGTCAGCAGCGCGCCGGTTACTATGGCTGGGCAGAGCTTGGCTTTGGCGTTCTAGATAACCGCAGAGTTGTTCTAGGTTCATTCTAATTGTTTTATAAATAATTAGATTGAATTAATAAAAGAGCCACCCTCATTAACTTGGGGGTGGTTTTTTTGTGTATAATACAATAGATTGTCATCATAGGATCATTTTCTTAGGAGATAAATATGGCCGCATTATCGGATTATCTTGAGTCTGGTCTTCTAACTCATATATTTAGAGGTTCTAGTTTTAATAAGCCTTCTACTATTGCTATAGCATTGACTAGCGGTGTGCCAAAAGATTCTGATACTGGATCTACTATTCCAGAAATTCCATCTGGCGTTTCAAAAGGTAATACTTTTGTAACTACTAATTATTCTAGAATTAGTTTAGGATCTCCTGCCACAACTGGAAATAGCACTTGGAACAGCGTTGGAGTTGATAATTCAACAGCATATCAAGTATATAGTTCAGAAGTTAATCACTCTGGCTATTTTTATCCATTATATCTATCACAATCTTCTGCGCAAACAGCCGATCCTAATTCTATAACACAAGTATATACATTTTCTAAGACTTTTCCAAATGTTACATTTTACGCCCCAGCAACCATTGATGTTAGCGGAGGATCTGTAAATCCGGGTTATACTTCTTATGAAGGCAATGGATTTATTAGAAATGCTTCTCAATTAATTTTTAATACAGCTTTAACGGATTGGGGCTGGGTTTCTGGAGTGGCCATATTGGATAGCGATGTATATGGATCTGGAAATCTTTTGATGTATGCTCAATTAGATAATCCTCGTTTTGTTTATACTGGCGATAATATAAAATTTGATACTAATTCATTAGAAATTAGCCTAAAATAAGAAAGCTATGAGATGATATTAAATAAAGATCAGTTAATACAAAATATAGTTAATGAAATATCTGATAATTCCACTGGCCAAATTTCTCCATATGATATTAGACATAATCTATTAGATATTATAGATTCTGTATATTTACTAAGTATTGACAAAGAATTAAATGCTTTAAATATTGGAACTTTTGATACAAGATCCACAAGATTAGGCCAACACACTTTAGAAAAATATAACCTAGATGGTTATTTTAGTACAGATAATTCTGCCTTTGGTTATTCATCTTTAAAATCTAATTATCAAGGCGTTAGAAATACTGCTCTTGGGTCTTTGTCGTTAAGTTGTAATATTTATGGTACTGACAATGTTGCGGCTGGTTATTCTGCTTTAGGTGGAAATACTATAGGAGTTGGAAATGTTGGTATAGGAAATTTTTCATTAAAGAATAATAAACTTGGACATTTTAATGTTGCTATAGGTCATGCCGCCGGTTACTATGTTGATCGTAACACAAGTAAAAAGTTAATCATTGCATCACATCCGGTTGACGAAACTTATACATGCGATAATCCTCTTGGTTCTGGTCTTAATCCATTAATATATGGTGATTTTGATTCTTTACAAGTTGGTATAGGCGTTAGAAGCTTACATTCAGATGGTGCCTTACAAGTTAGTGGACACATTACTCCTTCACACAATAATGGATTTAATTTAGGATCATCTAATTATAGATTTAGAAATATTTTTCTTAATGATTATTTATCTTTTGTTAGTGGAATAACATTAGGATTTGATTATGCAAAAAATGGCATAGCTATATCTGGTAATTTTTATCCCTCAATAAACGCTAGTTCAAGTTTAGGTTCTGATGATAGAAAATGGTCTGCTGGTCATTTTGAAAATATATATGTTAGTGGAACTGCATATATTAATCAATTTTCTTCTACAATAATATCTAATAGTATATATAAGGATAAAACTTTATTTTTAGCATCTTTAAGTGGAACTCCAAGTTCTAGCGGGTATTTATCAGACGAAGCTCTTAATGGTGCTGGATTTGTTGTAAAAGCAAGTGGTAATTCTTATCTAAGAGATTACGAATTAGTATTTAATCCTAGTGGAAATAATACTGTTTTATGTCTTGAGTCGAACAATCCATACTCTAAATCTTTTTGGCGTTCTAATATAAGCCTAGAAGTTGCTAGCGGGTGTCATGTTAAAACTCAAAGAGTTGTTAGCAGTGGAAGATTGTCTCTAGTAACAGATCCAAATTGTTATGGTTTATATCTTAATTCAGATCATCTTTATTTGTCGCGTGGAAATATTTTAAGCACACCACCACATTCATCTTCTGGTATTTTAGCTGGAATATCAGATATTAACTTTTTGTCTGCTTCTGGTAGTAATAATGATTATGGATTTACTATTGCTTCTTTTGAAGGTGGTGTTAGTGTAAGTCAAAAATTCTTAACTGGCGCAAAAGTTAGATTAAAAGATTCTCAAAATAGTAATAAAGATAAGTTAAGAGGATTTGAACTCAAATATTTTGATGATTCTAGCATAAATTATGTTGGACCACTTTCTGATAGATTTGTTGTTAGCTCATATGATAACACATCATATCCAGTTAATAACTTTATTGTAATGAAGAACGCTAGCGACGGTGGAGTTGTTGGAATAAATAATTTTACAAGTGGCGGTGAATTATTACTACCAAAAACTACGCTTAATGTTAGATCTTCTTCTAATGCTATTGTGCGTGTTACGGCAGAAAATGTTGGTAATGTTGAATCATCTATTCAATTGCTTGGTGGCCAAAATTGTTTACAAGATGGATTAGAATTAAGATATTCACATACTAGCGGGATAGCTGATCTTAATATATATGAATCCTCTGGTAAAACTATCTTTTTAAGATTTAATGAAAATGATAAAATAGGCTTATTATCTAGCGGCATTACTAACTCAATGTTAACAATTGGTACTAGCGGTTTAATTAATGATATATCATTAAGAGAGACATTAATAGCCCCAACATCTACTGAATACTATCCTAAAATTTTTGCAACTAGAGTAAATAAATTATATGCTAATCAAATAAATAATTTGTCATACCTAGATTCTAGTGGCAATACTCATGATTTAGTAGTAAATAAACTTGATCAATTAGATGGTAGAGCATTATATACAGATGATTATAATAATACTTTTGGTGGATATAAATCTATTGAGTCTCGCAAACTTATCAACTCACTATCTTTAAAACCTAGTGACAATACTGCTCTTGGCGCTTATGCTCTAAGAAATTTAAACTCTAGTGGAAATTATAATACTGTTATAGGATCTTCTGCTGGTAGTGGTATTAATGCTGGTAGATTTAATACTATTATTGGCGCATATTCTGCTAATAATCTTTCTAGTGGAAATAGAAATATTATTATTGGATCATTTATATGCAACAATGCATTTAATGGTAATTCTAATAATATTATTTTAGGCAATAATGGATTTGCTGATGGATTTTCTGGTAGTTATAGATTTTTAATTGGTGATGCTTCTAATGTTCTACTTGAAGGAACACTTGGGCCAAATATTACAAATAAACGACTTACAATGCCAAGCGGCGGTAGGTTATATTTAGATAATCTTAATGGTTCTGGTAGCCTTCATCTCAGAGATAATGTTATTGAAATTATTGATAGAAATGGAAGTAATTATCCAAATAATAATTTAACATTTAGATTTTCTGGTAATCAGTCTAATGATCTATTGTTGTTGAATAGTTCTGGAACTCCATATAATAATAATCCAGTATACTCTGGAGGTACTGGGCCATATGCTGTTTTAAATGGAGATCTTAGACTTAGAAACAATATTAGTTTTAGTGATGGCACACATTTAGATTCAGCCAGTTTCTTAAATGATATTACTGCTATAAATATTAGTGGAATCTCTACTAGAAATATAGTTAATTCATTCATTGTTGAAGGATATATTAAAAATACAATTGAGCCACCATCTAATCCAAATGTTCCAACTACAGGTTTATTAGTTACTAAAAATAATTTTTGGAATGATTCTGAAACCATTACTATATTTAATAGAGATCAATACTTAAAAATAAATAAAAATGATTATGTAATAGCTATTAAAATCAATAATCAATATAGGCCAATATGGGTAAGTTCAGAATCAACAGTATGTGAATGTTGTAATAAATAAGGATATTGGTCATGGGAAAACCAAAAAAATGTGATTATAGACCAAATCCATTTATATCATATTCTACTTCTGCACAATCTTCTACAACATCAACAACTCAACCCCCTATTGATTATTCATCATACATTCAAATACCTATTAGCGGTTCTACTTGTCCAACCACCACAACAACGACAACAACGACTACTAGCACAACATTACCGCCATTTGACTCAGATTATCCATGTGCTTCTTATTCTTTTCTGCCAAGTGACACAAATGGTGCCGTTATTACATTTGCCCCATGTGATAATAATAACTCGGTAAATCAAGTAGTTCTTGGTGTTATTCAAAGGCTTGATTTTTGCGTAGAAAGATCGGCACCTGTTTCTATACTTTCTGGAAATGGAAGATTAGTTTATAACGGTGGATGTGATAGATTTGTAAATATTGTTGAAACTACAACCACTACCACTACTACTACACCACCTCCAATTTCAAGCTGTTTTAACAATTGGAATGAAAATACAAGCGTTTCAGTTAGTAATACTATATATGGAGAAGATTCTCAATATTCATTAGTTGCTAGCACTGAAAATAATATAGCTTTTCAATTAGATTTATCAAATAAAAAATATGGATATTTTTGGTCGGTAACGTTTCCTTTTGGTGTGGCATCTTTTAATATTGGTGAAAAAATTATTATTACTGGATCAAATACTAGTTTTAATGGAACCTACATCTTAATTGATCAAGGTACTAATATTTTA